TCCGGAAGCACATGGCGATAAGTTCTTCAATCATGGCGTGACGCCTTCAGGGGGGTTCGGATCAATGAATTTTGACCCATCCCACACCCAACCAAAGCCGTATCTTTCAACGCCTTCAATCAAGACAAGGCTGTTGTCTTTGCCACAGTCGAATTGTGTAACCCCGTCCCAGAGGATGAAGTTTATCGCCTTGTTGTCTGGCCCAATAATCGCGTATCTCTTATCCATTACCACACCCAAATCTCAATTCTTCCGGCTGCACCAGCACCAGAGGAGTTGGCGTTTTCATATCTTCCGCCACCGCCGCCTCCGGGGGCGATGCCGTTCGGAGAGCCGCCTGTATTAACTCCGGGGCCACCAGCGCCACCAATTACCGATGTGCCGCCAGTGGTTGTTGTAGTGGCTGCCCCGCCGCCCCCACCACCACCTAAAAATGCGTTTCCTCCATTACTTACGAAAGTATTAGAGGCACTACCTCCACCACCACCACCCCAATTAGTAGGAGCCACTGAAGCAGTAGCAGTAGCAAAAGCTCCAGTAGCTCCACCACCTCCGCCTGCTGTCCCACCAGCGGTTCCGCTCCCGGTTCCTCCAGCACTTATAGGCCCTCCACCACCTCCACCGCCAGCGCTTGCTGCGATGGCACCGCCACCTCCGCCATATGCCAGAAACTGGATTGAGCCAGTCCCGAACGTGGTATTTCCACCGGGATTCCCATCGATGGTCGTCGATACAGCAGCACCGCCAGCTCCCACAGTGTAAGAGATGTTTGATCCGCGTGATCCGAGGTCAGCCAAGCTATAGATGTGTTCTGAATAGCCACCCCCACCGCCTCCTCCGGGTCTACTTCCACCACCATTGCCACGCGCGCCGGAACCACCACCACCCCAGCAACGAACAAGAAACACATTACCGACCGCCGGGATTGTCCAGTTGCCGGAACCAGATGTGTATGTTGTCACTGTGAGGCCGGAGTCCGAGGAAATCGTGTTGGACGTAGCGTTGATTGTGATGCCAGTGCCAGCGGTATAGAACCGCATCACATTTGCTGTGTCATTCCAACCAAGAATTGCATTCGCGTTCGGGTCAGAAAGGCTTGCTCCAGTACCACCATCAGCAAGAGCAATGTCTGTGATGCCAGTTACCGAGCCGCCAGTAATACTGACGTTGTTCGCATTCTGCGTGGCGACTGTGCCGAGGCCAAGAGTGGTGCGCTGAGCGGAGGCATCTGCATCGTCAAGGATGGCGGCACCAGCAGTGGTGATTGTCACATTGCTTGCGGAGATGTCCAGCGTTCGAGCCGCGTCTCCGGCTGTAAGTGTGAAGACTCTGTTTGCTGTAAGGTTTGAGCCAACAGCAAACGACATGATATGAGAACCGTCAGAGTCACGGATGCTCAGACTTGAGGCGTTGGTGACAATAGAACCACCAGTAATGCTGACATTGCTTGCGTCCTGAGATGCAATGCTGCCGTTGATCTGGCGAACATCTGTGCCGTCTACATAGACGAAGTATGTCGATCCGTTAGGAATGCTTACGCCAGTCTGCCCACTCACCTTGAATGTTACAGCAAAGCCACCAGTGGTTGCATTCTTAACCACATAAAGCTTTTCAATCGCGGGGCAGATCACATTCCTTGCGGCAGTGAGCGCCCCCGTGAGGTTGAGGACCATGTTGCGGGACTGGTCAGCCGCGCCATCAAGCGCCGTAAGGGTTGTGTCGGCACCATCGGTTACTGCAACAGACACATACCCACCAATGGCTTCCTCAAGGAGGGTGCCGAGGTTGGTGTTTGTGATGCCGCCCCATGTGCCCTGCTGTTCACCAGTGCCGATAAGAGAGAGACGAAGATTTGGAGAATATGTTGTTGGCATTTTTTATACCGCTACTTGCGCCCAAGTTGTTGCTTCAGAGGTGTTAACTGGCGTCCAGTTCGGGGACTGTCCATCCGAAATTCCAGCCCACCCCGGGGTTTGATTTGTATTGATAAGGCTCCAGATGAGAAGGTTATCGTTTACAGACCCAATGATTCCAAAACTCGGGGCGTAAATCTTCACGCCAAACAGAAGGGTTATGTCCCCAACTTCTCCGGTGGCAAAAACCCCGTTGACATCTGTGACAGATGCTCCATTGATTATAACATCACCGACCTCTGTTGTGGCAGAGAGGCCAGTAACGTCAATCACTTGGTCGGTCGAAACATCTGCAATCCCAACTTCACCCGTGGAGAAAACGCCGCTCACGGGGAAGATTGAACTGATCTTTATGCTAACAGTTCCAACCGAACCAGTGGCTGACACACCAGTGGCGGTGATATTCACCTTGCCAATAACGTCTACCGACCCAACTTGCCCAGTAGACGAAACCCCGGTTACAGAAGTATTTGCCTTGCCGACCGTGGTAACGGTGCCGACAGAGGCAGTCGCTGAAACACCAGAGACAGTAAAGATAGCCTTGCCAGAGACATTGACCGCACCTACGGCACCAGTTGCTCCGGTATTGAGGATGCTTGAATATCCCCACGGGGCATCGCCCCAGCCGAACGAACCCCAACCCTGAAATGGGATGACTACATCGGCCATTGTTTAAACTTTCTTAGGCCAGACGGATGATTGCGTCCGTCGCGTTGGCTGTCGGGAAGATGATCTGGAAATCACCATTGGACGAAGACTTGTCAGAGCCAAAGGCAAGCGAGATAACAGAGCGATTGGCGTTTGTGTTGTTATAGATCAAAGCGCCATTCGCGGTGATCGTGGACGAAGCCCAAGTCGTGTCAGCGAAGTCAACAAAAGCTGTCGTGCCGGAGGTGGCAGGACTGACTGCGACAAGCGTATTCCCGCCAGCCGTGTAATTTCCGCCTGTCGTAACTTCATTTGTCGTGGAGTAGGCGGTTGTGCCAGCACCAAGAGTTGCGGCTGATGTAAAGAGGGCGATCTTGAAGGTATTGCCACCCGGGTTATCGAAATCGTGTAGTGCCGACATAAGCTCGGACTTGAACGATGTACACATAGCTGTGCTGATTGGCATCAGAGTTTCCTTATGATTTCGGCCATATCAATATGGCCCTGCTTTGAAAGCTGCGCTGCCAGCGTAGTCCTGTCTGACCTAACAGCTTGGTTCATGTAGTGAATGATCACGGGGCGGATGCGATTCTTGAATGCAATCGCTTGATCCCGGATGGCGGGATGAGATTCGTCCGAAATGAAAATCAACTTGTTCAGCAGATCTTCTGCGATCTCTTCAACCGTGAAACCCCGTTCATTCGTGGTTCTCACAATAAAGGCCCCAACAGACCCAAATCCTTGACTCAATTCGGCACAATCCTCGGTTCATTGTTGCGATATGTATCGGAGCGGTTGCGACCTTCACCAATAACTTTAAGGGCTTCAATTGCCTCTTTGTACTTGCCCGCATAGAGCGAGATGAGATCCGCTTCACCCTTTAGGTATGTATAGGCTTCGAAGAGACAGCCATACAGAAGAGCGTTCTCGGCGTTTTCACTCAGCCATGTGCCGGAAGTTGCCTCAACAATAGACTGAGGCTCATAGAAATAATGAAGCTCAACCTCGTAGTTCGAGTTCGGCGGAGGCCCGAGAATGATCGTGTCGTTGTCGAAGAGTGCGTAGTAGCGCGGCACTCCAGTTGTGGTTGTCGAAGGATATGCTTCACGCATGAAGGCCACATCCTTCGGCAACAGATATTCATAATTGCCGCTGTTGTTTACAGCAATCGAATATGTAGCGAGGTAATCTGTCGGGGTTGAAAGATAGCGATTGCCATTCTCCAAAGACCCCGTCACGTTCTTCTTCAGAACAGGGATCTGCACATCGTAATAAATGCGCTGTTCCGCCTGCCGAATGATTGTATTCATGTCGGTCGTCGGGATGCCATTGGCATCTGTTTGGAGATACCCGTGGATTGCGCTTACAAGCTGTGCATAAGTGAAGGCCATGTTAGCCCTGCTTCTCCGAAATCTTCAGACCCCGCGTGGCAGCACCACCACCGCGCATCTTGAGCGGCTTCTTGAGCACTTTCATATTGCCCACATTCACACCACGCCTCATGCCACCATCAACTGTGGCATCGGACGGGAGCTTGAGCCTTGCGTTCTGCTTTGCCATTATACCATCTTTCCCTTGGTCTTGCCGCGAGCGGCGCATCCATTAGCTTTCACAAGGCCACCCTTGGCGAGGGCCTGACCAACACCCTTACGGGCAAGTCCGCCACCCTTCATAGCGGGCTGATTCGGCAGGATTGCCGGGGTCGGGCGGGGACCACGCACAGGCTTGATGCCGGGGTTTGCCCTCCTGTAATCACCGAGGCCCATCCGATAAGACTTAAGCTCATCGCGGGTATCAACCGGGCTTGCGAGTTCGGGCTTGTAACCCGGAAAACGCGAAGACAGCTTCCCAAACTTCTCCTGAATCCGCTTGATCATCCGCTCGTCACGGGTCATGCCGCCCGTCTTGGGCATGCCGGGGCGCTCTGACCCCTTGCCCGGATTTCCAGACATGGTGTGGGCCATACCGCCATCCATCATGCGCTTCATTTTCTTCTTCATCTGCTTGTCTTTCTGTGTTTTGTTTAAGCTATGCCGGAGTATGTGGCTTGGCTTCTCACGCCATCAATGACGAAAGAGATAACCCCTACTTGCCCAGTGATGCAGACTGCGGGGTTCCCTACCGGATTCCAGCCCCAAAGCTCTCGGCTTTCGACCTGAGAGGTGTCGGGACGGGGATTGAGAAGGGCCTGCGGATCATTGATCGGGACGCGGCCAACGAAATACTGCGGATGGTCTTTGTCGAGGCAATAGGGGCAATTCTTGATGTTTGTGGCGCGGCCTGCAACTATTTGGATTTTCAGGTCCCTTAGGTCGTACCTCTGGTTGCACGTGTCACAGAATCCAAAACTCCATTTTCCCTTCGCATAGGGGACACTCAATCTGGCACCCTCCGAATATGCCAGCCTTTAATCCCGCGAGACTTTCTTACTGGCTTTCTGTTTAAGTAGTTTGAAACATTTCCCGGGTCCAATCCCAGCGATTTGCAAGCCTCAGAAAGCGTTGGGAATGTCAGAACAACGTCATCCTTTTTGCACTCAATTGATGTACCGCCTATTGAGCGAGATTTTTTTATTTTTGTTTCAAGTGAATATTTTCGGCCAATATTCCACTGATTGCCGATCTTGCCGAGGGCCATTTTAACTCTTGTTTCTGTCGATCTCTTGGCCCCGACAGATTTTTTATTGCCTTTTTGTGCGGCGCTCATCTTGGCCCTTGTTTCGGGTGAACGAACAGCACCAGAAGCCCCATCGCCACCGTCAGTTAAGTTTACAATGCTTAACCCCATTTTTCGAAGGCGTTTAATCAGACCACGCTCAAGCTCAAAAGCAAACTCTTCTGTTGAGCACTCCATTTTACCAACAAAAATGTTTTCCTCACCGTACTTATTGAGGATGTTCATGTGGCGCGGATTGTGCTCCCTCTTTTTCCGGGAGACTCTAGTATCGCTTCCCTTCCCAACGTAGAAAGGAGTGCCGTCAGGCTTGCAATGGATATAGGCGTAGAAAGACATCAGAAATCATACCCAACAAATGGTGTAAACCTTACGCTTGCACGATCCCTATCCTCGTCGCTCGCAAGTTGAAATGCCTCGTCGTACAAATCTTTCAGCATTGAAATTCTATCCTGCACCTCAGGCCGCTTCAATGCAATATGATATGCCAACCCAGCAGTCAATGCGTTGTAAAATCGGAACGGGATTTGGATTGTCTGGCTAATTGGATTTGTAGCATCGTCAAGACGCCGCAGATACCAATACACCAACGTGTATGTCGTGCCGGAATCAGGCACGGGCCACAGCGTAATCTGAGGCGAAGATGTCGCGCGGTTCACATAAATCTGATACGGCCTGCCAGTCTGATCCTTTGTGGGGATATTGGCATAGGTCGAAACGGAAATGCGGTTGAGTGATATATCTGTCGGTATGCCACCGCTTGTGGTGCGGCACACATGCTCAATATAGTCCACGGCATCAGCCGGAAGCCCGTCTGAAGTAGTGTATGTCTTCTGCCCCGGCACAAGGGTAAGAGTGCCGGAAGCGACAGTCCAAAGGTTTAAACCTTTATTTGCAAATTCCGTCAATAGGAAGTTGAGGCTGCGGCGCGCAGTCTTGAGGTCATAGCCCGAACGGAGTTCGAGCCCTGCTCGCTCGTAGGCCTCTTCCACAATTTCCCCGATGTCGGGGTTCCAAGTTGTTGTGCCGCTTGTTGTCATGTTTAAACCTTAATGTGAGCCCCGCTCCGAGAGGCATGTCGCCAGTTAAAGGAGCCGCCACCCAACCGCTCACGTCCCGACTTATTTAATGGCTGCCTCTGTTGCCCTTGTTGCCATCTTTCGGACCAAGCTTTTTGGAACCCCGAAGATGCAGAGGCTTGGCTCTCCGGCGGCTCTTGGTCTTGAACAAAGTTACCACAGCCCCGATTGCCTGTTTTGAACTCGCCATTATTCGTACCTCATCTACTGTGCAGCAAGCCTTTCAGCCAGATATGCCTGATACTGAGTATAGTTCGGATCACTCGGAGATGGAATTTTTATGCCAAGATCCCACATGTAATAAATGTCCGGGCGGCTACCAGAGGATGTATCCGGCCTTGGGCTTGGTTCTCCATCTCTCGGCGGACGGGGCGCAATGGCTTCGATTCCAGAATTCTCATTGCCTCCCTCTCGGCTCGGAGGAGCGCGGAGACCAGCCCTGTCAGCCCAGTCACGGTATTTATCCATGCCGTAATAAGACTGTATCCCCATTGCCTGAGCCCTCGGAATGAGGTTCGGATATTTATCTTCTAGAACCCTTCTTTCTTCGATCCCGGAAGATTGATAGCGATCAACAAGCTTTTGCATCTGAGCGTCTGCAAACTTGATGCCTTGACCAATAATCGTTCCAAAAGGGGGAGCAAATAAATTCAAGGCTGCACCCCCGGCTCTCCGTGCGCGTTCTGCCTTGATGCGCGCAGCCTCTTGTGCCGCCTCAGCTTCTGGGGTGACAGTGAAGTCTTGAGACGGGGCCGCATCCTCTTGAGACGGGCTTCCGCCTTGCCCGGTGATGTCTTCATCGGTTGGCGGCTCGGAACCTTCGTATGGAAGTGAAGTGCCAATTCCATCTGGACGGAGCCTCGGTATGGGGATGTTAGAAGTGCCAATTCCTTCAGGGCGAAGCTTGGGGATTGGGATGGATTGAGATACTGGCACAGGCCTACTCCTGTTGGCATAACTCAGTAACCTTGCAGCTTCTTTGTATCTCAAGCTTTCTGGGTCTTCTTTGAGGGTAGAGAATGGGCCAGAAGCCCTCATCATCTCAACCATCTCCGCAGTGGGAGTTGTCGATTGGGGCACATTAGGGGGAAGAGGGAGACCAATGTCATCCGCAGATGGCCAGATACGATCAGTAAATGGGTCCGCAAATGCCTCCCCTTTGCTTGTGTTGGTTGGAAAATCTTCTTCCGGCACAACTCCAATCTCAAGAATCCTTTCTTGAGTACTCTTTTTGTTTACATCGCCAAAATAAGACCTTGACGGAGTTGGACCCCCCTTCTGAACGAGGTCTTCAAAATAGCTCCGCTGAGCCGTCACTGGAGTGGATGGGACGGTGGAAACCTCTCCAATCCTGAAGGTTGCGTCTCCAAAGGGCCTTCCTGTGCTCGGGTCAATGCGGGGGCCGGGAAGCATGTCATCTTCAATGCCCGCACCATACCCTAAACCGGAGATTCCTTTTGTGGACATGGACCGCGTAAGCGGACGCAAAGACTGAGGAACCCTGTCTTGTATTTTCTCAAATAGCGGAGCGGAGTCAGGCGTGTAGACGGGAGGATTTTGCGGAATCACTATAGACGCTCGCGGTACACTGACCCCGGGTAGACGCTGTGTCGTCGGGTTGTACATGTAATTACCGGGATACACGCCAGTCGGTCGCATGTTGTTGTAGCTGTAAGACAACCCCAAGTTACTATTATATACCCTGACCGGGGCCCTCATTGATTCTTCATACGCCCTGAGAGTGGCTTCAGCATTACCTCGGGGGGCACTAGAAGTTCCTCTGGTGACACTGGAGGTCACATTCGGCACATTGGACTTCGTTGAGTCTGCAAAGCGAGATGTGGTCGTCTGGCGAGCAACAGCTTGTCCGCTGTCGCGACCGCCGCCTCCCAGATTGGAGAACCCACTACCAGAAGAAGCTGCACGCGCTGCATTACTACCAGCAGTGCCGCCAGAGATGCGCGACACGCTAGAGCTTGGTCGAGACGCCGCCGAACCATAGCCGCTGTTATAGCTGCCGCCTGTCGCGTCAGCGGGAGGGAATGAAGGAAGGCCCTTCGGCCCACGCTCCATGTTGTTACCGTTTAAACGCTTAAGAGCCTGCATCTCTTGATAATTCAAGTAGGCGAGGTACTCCTTTGGGCGACCCTTCCCGGGATCATAGGATACTGGAGCTTTGATTTTCTTCATGGGATTTTGAATCCTACGTTCCCCGCTTTTGCCCTAAGCAGATCGCGGAACAGTGCCATATCATTTATCATTTTTATATCTTCTGGGGAGTATCTGTTCCCAAAACGGGCGTCAAAATTCTTCATTGCTGAGTCTGGCAGACCAAGGCTATCTTCAACATTAAAGGATATAGCTTCTTCGGGCTGATATCTGTATGCCCTGTAAGCTAGATCAGGTATATCTTTTTTTGCTACAGTTGGAAGTTTACCCTCTATTAGAAGCCCATAAGTTCTTGCCCCCAAGGAACCCAGCTTGATACGAGCTTCACTAAGCGTGCCATGACCCCCGACCTCATGTGCAAGGGTTCTTGCATACTCGTTATCAGGAGACCATTTCCCAAACGGAAGATTAACCTCAACAGCGGGTTCAAATGACCCCCGTGGGGCCCCAAACAGCGTATCTTTCATGTACCTCCCAAAACCAATTGGTCCTTGATAATCTCGATCCCAACCTCTATTGTAGTACCCCCCAAGATATGGACCCCCAGCCTTTTTAGGGTCGGACCTTACTGGCATGTCAGCAAGTTGATTGTAAGCTTCAATGGTCGGGCCACGTTCAATTATTTGACCAAGGGGGATAGGTTTCATTGACTGCTTGAGCGCACCGGAGTCCACACCGGGTCTATAAGTGAATGGATCGTTTGCTTCTATACCATATACACCAGTGCCCGGCACCAATTCTTGGACACCGCTTGCCCAGCTTGGTGTACGCTTTGCGGTTTCTTCAAACAATTGTCGTTGACGAATTGGGTCAAGGCCGTAACCCCAGTTCTTGTTGAGGGTGCCATATTGCGAAATAAAATCTTCAGCGTCATCCATCACTTTATTGATCTCTGGGATAGAAGAACGCCGCCCAATAATTGACGCAAGAGAATTTGCTGGGACTGCTCCGAGCATATTACCAGCAATAGGGAGGTCCAATGACCGCATAAATGCAGGGCCAACAGAAGCTTCATCCCCCATAGCGGCATTGCCCATTAAGTTATAGCTGCCCTTGAAGTAGTCACCAATAGAGCCAATCCCCTTTTTAAGACTCCCATATGGATCTGAGGCGACATCAACACCAGACTTTATAAATCCTGTGCCAGCATCATAAATTGATTTTGTTATGTTAGAGGGGGAGAAGAAGTTCCCCAAACCAGAAAAAATTTGGCCTCCGGAAAACCCGGGGTCCATTGAATTGGCAACATTCTGAGACCAAGAGGGGTCTGTGTATTTCGACATGGGATCGAGCATGAGTGCATTTCTGGAAACAAAGTTCCTTATGCTCTCAGGCATTTTCCCAGACGGGGCCTCTATATTTGGCATCCGCGTGATCGGGTACGCACCCCTTGAGACGCCTACCTTGACTGGCGTTCCCATAGGCCCGACATTCATCGTCCTGCTTATGGGGATGCTGTTAATTCCATCCCTTGACGAACTAACATTACCCCTTGACGAAGAAGCCTGACCACTGTCGCGCCCACCTCCAGAAGGACTCCTTGAGGAGGAGGCTGCATTGCTTGCAGAGCGAGCGGCATTGCTGCCGGAGGAGCCGCCAGAGATCCTCGACACACTTGAGCTTCCAGAGGACTTTGAAGATGTCTTCGAAGAAGAAGCCTTTGAAGATGATCCTTGCGCGTCAGCGGGAGGGAATGAAGGAAGCCCGCTCGGACCCCTCTCAATGTTATTGCCGTTTAAACGACGAAGCTCCTTCATCTCGCTTTTGTTCAGATAAGCGAGATGTTCTTTTGGGCGGTTTCCGCTTGGCTTGTATGTGAGGGGGGCCGATACCTTTTTCATCAAGAGGCTCTTTTCGGGCGACGAGGCCTGCGGGGACGCCGAGCCTCAGAAAGAGCGATGGCAACAGCCTGCGTCTTCTTCTTGACCTTCTGGCCGGAACTCGAATTGAGAGTGCCGACCTTGAATTCATGAAGGACTTTCTTGACCTTGCCGGGGCGGGTGGTTTGCTTGCCCATATTTCCGCGATTCATAGCCATCATTCACACCGTTTCTTTCGATGGTTCCATTTACCACCCCGAAGCTGGCATTTACGCCATTCGGCTTCTTGCTCTGGAGGCATTCTTTTGGTGATATATTCAATTAAATGTGGCATCCCGGCACGAAACATCACAATGCCGAGCCCAAACCAGAATGAGGGACGCTGTGCGACAAGAAATCCTCCGGCAATCAAGCCAGTAATTACTGCCGCAAGCAGCGCCGCCTCGATTAATGTCACTTCTTCGACCAGACCGACCAAACGGCTGCGAAGATCACACCAATGGCACCGATGATCTCTGTGGCCATAGCCTGATCAATCAGACCCATGCCGACAAGATAACCGCCGCCAGCCGCTAGGATAGCGCGAGCGATGCCCCAAGCCATTTCTTTTGTCATGTTTACACCTGTTTTTTGCCGGGATATTGTTTCCAAGGCAATTGGTAATGCGGTCCATCCCGGAAACTCGCCCAATCACCACCCC